GTTTAGATTCGCCACCGCCCCCTTTGCGCAAAAAGTGAATAAGAAACCGGTGTTAACCCCGGTCGGACGTTAACCGGCGGCGTTAACCGAAGCTCCGGGGGCGAACAGATAGCCCCACTGTAATGCCCCGCTACGTCTCTCGCGCCGATCTCGCTCGACTGCTCAGCGTCTCGCGCGCAGCCATCACGAAGCGGTGCCAGGGCTCCTGGGCTGCCGCCTGCCGCGGCGACCGAGTGAATCTCGACCACCCGCTCATCGCGGCGGCGCTCGCGGCCAAGGGCATCCCTGCGCCGATAACCGACCACGCGTCGACCAAGCCACCGAAACCGCAGGCGCGGCGCGCTCCCGCTCCGACGGCCGAGACCGCGCCTGCTCAAGATCGACCCGTCAAACCGACCAAGGCGCGACGCGAAACGGCCCCGCTACCGCCTCAGCCACCGGGCGCGGGTAGCCCCGAGGATCTCGAGCAACTAGCCGAGGCCATCCGCCCGCTGGTCGCGCGCTTCGGGACTGAGCGCGGCTTCCGTGATTGGCTACTCGGCCTCAAAGACATCGAGGTCATCGACGGCAAGCGCCTCGACAACGCCCGGGAGCGCGGCGCGGTGTATCCGCGCGACTTCGTTCGCACCCACATTCTCGGGCTCATCAACGGCGGCAACCTCAGGCTGCTCGGCGACATGCCGAAAACCCTGTGCCGGGAGCTCTACGCACTGGCCCGCACGGGCCGACCACTCGAAGAGGCCGAGCGCCTGACGCGTAAGCTCATCGGCAAACAGCTGCAGAACGTCCGATCCGGCGTCGACAAGGCAATCAAGAATGCGGACGCAGCTCGAGGTCACGCAGGACGACCGGAACAGTCTATCGGCCGCGGTGATGGCGCTGACCGTGGAGATGGTGCCGTTAAGCCCGTCGGAGTGGGCCGAAAGTAAGAGATACCTCCCGCCGCAAGTCACGCCGATGCCGGGATTCTACCGGTTCGACGTGGCTCCGTACATGCGGGAGCCACTCGATTGCCTCGGCCTCGACTCGCCTGTGCGCGAGGTGACGGTGATGAAGGGAGTTCAGCTCGCCTTCACCGTCGGTGTGCTGGAGAACGTCATCGGGTACCTGATCGACTTCGTCCGTACCGCGCCGGTGATGATGGTGACGGCCGATGCCGAGCTCGCGAAGCTCCGCATGGAGTCGTACATCACGCCAATGCTCCAGCATTCGGAGCTCGAGCACCTGATCACATCCGCGGACGAAAAGAACACACGCAAGACCGGCAAGACGGACCGGAAGATCGAATGGGCGGGCGGCGGATTCCTGGTTCCGTTTGGTGCACAGAACGCGAATAAGCTCCGGTCGCTTTCGATTCAGTATTTGCTGAACGACGAGATCGACGGCTGGCCGGACGTCGTCGGCAAAGACGGCGATCCGCTGAAGTTGGTGCGCGACCGCACCGCAGCCTTCGAGGGTAGCCGCAAAATTCTGAACGGCTCGACGCCCACCATCAAGGGGCAGTCGAAGATTGAAAAAAGCTTTCTCCAGGGCGACCAGCGCTACTACTTCGTTTGCTGCCTCGCCTGTGGGCACGCGCAGACGCTCAAGTGGCGGCGCACCGACCCAAACACGGGTGCAATCACCGGAATCGTTTGGGACACCGACGAGCGCGGCAACCTCATACCGGATTCGGTGCGGTACCTCTGCGAGAAGTGCTCGCACCCACACACCAACGACGACAAGACTCGGCTGCTCTCGCCTGACAACGGCGCCGAGTGGCGACCTACCGCGACGCCAAGCAGCCCCGACCATCGCAGCTACCACATCAGCGCACTGTATTCGCCTGTCGGCATGCAGACGTGGCCAGCCTGCGTTCTCAAGTGGATCGAGGCCTGGGATGTGGTCAACAATCGCGTTCGGGATCTCGACGCCTTCCAGGTCTTCTACAACAACGTCCTCGGTGAGACGTTCGAAGTCCGCGGCGAAAAACTCGCGTTCGAAACCGTTTCGGCCCACCGCCGGCACAACTACCGCTTCGGCGAAGTCCCAAACAAGTGGGCTCGCGAATACGCGGGTGGCGCCGTTCTGCTTTTGACCTGCACGGTGGACGTGCACAAGGAAAGCCTTGCCGTCGCCGTATTCGGCTGGTGCCGCGACCGGCGCGCCATTCTGATCGACTACTGGCGCTTCGAAGGAGACACCGAGCAGCTCGATAACGCCGCGACGTGGGGCCGGCTGAGCGATCTCATCGAGAGCCGCGAGTATCAGGCCGACGACGGCAGGCGCTACCGCATCGCCGTGACGCTGGTCGACTCGGGTTACCGCACGGATCAGGTATACGAGTTCTCGCGGCGCTACCAGAGCGGAGTCTACGCAATTAAGGGCCGCGAGTTCCCGCCGAAGGGCGCAACGAAACGCGAGTTCTCGGCGCGCGTGACCGCGATGGGCACGACGGCCTACGACATCACGGTCGACTATTACAAGGACCGTTGGAGCGCAGCGCTCAAGCACGGCTGGGACGGGCATAGTCTCCAGCCTGAAGGCCATTTCAATGCGCCGACCGACGCGACCGACGCGCAGCTGAAAGAGCTCACCGTCGAGGTCAAGCGCGAGAAGATCGAGAAGCTCACAGGCAAACGCCTTGGCTTCGAGTGGCATCGCCCGAGCGGCGCGGCCAACGAGCTGTGGGACTGTCTCGTTTACGCCAACGCGGCGCTCGATATTTTGGCGCACAACATTTGCGTCCAGTACTGGGAACTCGAGTCGGTGAATTGGTCGACGTTCTACGACGCTTGCGAGTCGCAAAAACCGTTTTTCTCTGAACCGCCGAACTGATCATGGTCAATATTTGCTGCGATCCGACCGACACGTTCTGGCCGGACCAGCTCGCGGCGGCGAAGCTATCGGCAGTTCGGATCCAGGCTGCGATTGACGCGCTCACGATCGGGGGCGCGCAAAGCTACCAATTGGATACGGGGCAAACCCGCCAATTGGTCACGAAATTCAATCTCGCCGGCTTGAACGCCGTGCTGCTGAGCACGCTCAATCGCGTTGCGACGCTGCAGGCACGAATCGGTGGGTGCGGTACAACCCACGTCGTTCCCAACTCCTGATGGCACTCCAGGTCGTAGCAGATCCGTTCCCCGCAGCGGAGGCGCCGGTGCGCCCAGTCACGCTCGGACAGCTGGCGCCGTTTCGTTATTCGTTCGACGACGGCGAGAAGTTCGCCGGCGGCTACGGCTTCACGCAGCTGCTACTGACTGACTATTGGACCCTTCGCGCGCGCAGTTCCGAGCTATTCGAGACGAACCTTTACGCGCGCGGCATCGTGCGACGGCTCGTCACGAACGAGATCAACGTAGGGCTGCACCTTGAGGCGACGCCCGAGGAAGCCATCCTCGGCAAGCCCGAAGACTCGCTGGCGGAATGGTCGGAGTCGACGGAGAACCGCTTTCAGCTTTGGTGTGACCGGCCACTGCTGTGCGACCAAGCCGAGCGGCAGACGTTCGGCGCGCTGCAAGCGACGGCCCGCATGGAGGCCCTGATCGATGGGGACGTGCTGGTCGTACTGCGCCAAGACCCGCGCACAGGGTTGCCGCGCGTGCAGCTCGTGAAAGGCTCGCAGGTACAGACGCCGATCGGTGCGAGCCCGAGCCCCGGCAACACCATCAAGCACGGCGTTGAAATTGACTCGAGCGGGCGGCAGGTTGCCTACTACGTCACGCAGACCGACGGCACCGCCAAGCGCTTGCCCGCGTACGGCGAGAAGAGTGGCAGGCGTCTCGCGTGGCTCGTATACGGCGGCGAAAAACGGATCGATGATGTTCGCGGCAAGCCGCTGCTCTCGCTCGTGCTGCAGAGCCTGAAGGAGATAGACAGGTACCGCGACGCCAAGCTACGCGCGGCCGTCGTCACTGGGTTTCTAGCTCTATTCGTCAAAAAGAACGAAGACAAGCCTGGCACGCGCCCAATGATGGGCGGCGCTGTTCGGCGCGGATCTCTCGCGGCAGAGTCGCCGAGTTCGGGCGCTATGCCCGATCAGCAGCGGAGGTTCCATACCGCCGAGCACGTGCCCGGGCTCGTTATTGACGAGTTGCAGCACGGCGAAGAGCCGACCGCTTTCCAGTCCAACACCGTCACCGAGGGATTCGGCGTCTTCGAAGAGGCGATAGTCCAGGCCATCGCGTGGCATTTCGAGATCCCGCCAGAAATACTGACGCTTTCTTTCAACTCGAATTACAGCGCAAGCCAGGCGGCGATCAACGAATTCAAAATGAAGCTGAACAAGGTGCGAACCGAGTTCGGTAATGACTTCGCGCAGCCGATCTACGTCGAATGGTTGCTTGCCGAGGTGACGGCGAAGCGCGTGGTGGCGGCGGGACTGCTCGATGCGTGGCGCGACCCATCGCAGTACGACATTTTTTCGGCTTGGATCTCCGCTGACTGGTCCGGGCAAATCAAGCCGGCAGTCGATCTGTCCAAGCTCGTTGCCGGTTACGACGCGATGATCGCTGGCGGGTTTATCACGCGCGACCGCGCCGCGCGCGAACTCAGCGGCACGAAGTACTCGAAGAACGTCCAGAAGCTAAAGCGCGAGAACGAGCTGCTGGCTGAAGCCAACGAGCCCATGGCAGCGCTCGCTCTCGCCGCGAAGGCGCACCCACCATCCGAGAGCGAAGCCGGAAAGTCCAGCGCTAAGGGCCAAGGCGAGGACGGAAAAGACGATTCGGTCGAGGGCTTCAGTAACTACCCGCGCCGCCGAGTTGCGCTCGCTCTGCTCTCTCCGAGGTAACCCCCATGCTCCGAATGCTTTTGCGCTCCGACGTCGCCGAGAGGCTCGGGCGGCTCTACAAATCAGGCGTAGCTCCGACCGCCAAGCAGCGCGAGGAATTCGCCGCGTCCCGCGCTGCGCGCCCGAGGCTGGCCGCAACGCTGCCGGGGGCGCGGCCGGCAGCGTCGAGCGATCCAGAAAACTACGCCGTGGTCGGCAGCGTCGCGCAGATCTGCATCGAGGGAGTGCTTTCCGAGGAGCCCGACTTTTGGGCTTGGATCTTTGGCCTCGACGGAACGACCTACGAAGATATTCGCGACGCGTTCGCGCTCGCCGCTTCAGACCCGATCGTCAAAAGCGTCGTCCTGGATGTGTGCAGCCCCGGCGGCTACACGGATGGCCTGTTCGAGACTCTGGCCGCCATCGAGGCGTTCGGAAAACCGATCACCGTGCAGGCATCGCAGGCGTGCTCCGCCGCGTATGCGCTCGCCGCGATGGCCGGCCCGATCACCGCGCTCGGGCCGGCATCGGAGTTCGGCTCAATCGGCGTGGCGTGTAGTTTCGTTTTCGATGCGGACACCGAGATCGTGGACGTGACGAGTTCGGCGGCGCCCAACAAGCGCCCCGACCCGCGCACGCCCGAGGGCAAAGCCGTCATCGTCGAATACCTCGACGCTATCCACGAGATTTTCGCCGATGCCATCGCCCGCGGACGTTCGAACGCGACGGGCAAGACCTACACGGTCGACCAGGTGAACTCGGACTTCGGCCGCGGGTCGACGATGCTGGCCGATGCGGCGAAGAGCTCTGGGCTGATCGACAAGATGCCACGCGCCGTGAAGCGCGCAGGATCAAGCGCGGCGGCCGCAGACAACGAGTCGCCGCTGTCGTCGCTTCCGGCTCCGAGCGCCTTGTCACCAGTACCCATCGTGCCGTCGGCCCCCGCCGTCGGCGCGGCGAAACCACAGTCACCGCCCTGCTCAGCTGGGCAAGCCAACAGGAAGAACCCCATGACCGAAGAAGAATTGCTCGCCCAGTTCCCCGCCCTTCACGCTGCCCTGCTCGCGAAAGGCGCCGTCAGTGGCCAGGCCACCGAGCGCAAGCGTGTTTCATCCCACTTCAAATCCGCGAAGATCCACGGCGGGAAGATCGCCGGCGCGATCGCGGTTGCCGTGAAGCACATCGAAACCGGCGCGAGCATCCAGGACGACGACGTGTATGTCGAATACCAGGAAGCGGGCGCCGCTCATCGTGAGACGGCGAATCGCCAGTCTGACTCAGACTCTGCCGGCGCCGCGCTCGATGGCGCTGCGCCGCCGGCGGCGCAAACCCTCGACAATGGCGACAAGGTCGCTGCCGCCATGGGGCTCCCCGTCCCGAAGAAAACCGCCGCCTAAGAGGCGCACGGCCACCAATCCCCACCCTCAAAGAGGCTTTGAAGAAAAATGACAGTCGTAACCAAGACCACGAACGACAACGGCGGCGTAATTGCCCCGGGGTTCAAAGAGCAGACTCGTCCCGAGCTCATCACCTTCGGCGGCGCCGCCACTTTGCTGGCGGGGTGCATCCTGGCCCGTGACTCGGTGTCGCTGAAGCTGGTCCCATTCGTCAAAGGCGGAGCGACCAATCAGAACGGCATCCCGAAAGCCGTGCTGCTCTACCCGGTCACCGCTGCCGGCGCCGGCGATGTCATGTCCGACGCCTTGATAACGGGTGGCGTCCGCAAGGAGCGCCTCGTGATCAACGCCGACGGCAACGACTCGAACATCGACTCCGCGGTCATCGACCAGTTGCGTGCCTTCGGTATCACGCCCGTCACAACTCAGCAGTTGGCGGTTCTCGATCCCTGATCGAGTCCCACTCTCCGCGTAGCCAGAAACCAGCACCGTAAGTCTCGCTACCCGCGCACACAGCGCGTTTGGTCGGCGACGCGGAGGTGCGCTCATTCCCCCAAAAAAGGCGAATCTATGTCTGACAATAGCACTACGGCGATGCTCGAGCGCTTCAAGCTCGAGGTCGGAACCCCGGGCTTCTTCGGGAGCATCTTCACGACCAAACCGAAGGGCGTGCACACTACCGAGAAGGTCGAGATCGACGTCGTCCGCGAAGAAGAGGACATCGCTGTCCCCGTCCAGAGCATCACGTCGAGCTACCGCGACAACGAGCGCGACAAGTTCGTGAACAAGGGCTTCACTCCGCCGATCATCAAAGAGCAGTTTGGAGTCGTCGTCTGGGAGACCATCAAGCGCCAGGCTGGCGCTAACCCATTCGATAGCCCGGATTTTGCACGCGCCGCCGGTGAGCAGGCGTTCGACGGTACGCGCCTGCTGGCAAACAAGGTGCGCCGCACGGTCGAACTGATGGGCTCGCAGGTGATGCAAACGGGCGTCATCTCGGTTCCAGACTCCGGCGGGAATACCGCATTCACCATCGATTTCGGTATGCGCTCGGGCCACAAGATCACCGCGACCACTTGGGCTGCGGATGGTTCGACCGGCACCCCGCTCGCGGACATCAGCGCGGCTGCGCAGATCGTCCGCAAGGACGGCAAGAAGCGCTGCGATCAGCTGGTTTTCGGTAACGGCGCCATGCAGCGCTTCTTGGCGAATACCAAGGTCCAGCTGCAGCTCGACAAGTTCAAACTGAACCTCGGCGCGTTGACGCCCGGGCTGCGCAGCGAGGACTCGACGTTCTACGGGTACATTTGGATCGACAACTACCAGTACGAAATCTGGCTGCTCGACTCCTACTACAAGCACCCGCAGACCGGCACGCTCACGCCGTACATGGCCGACAACAGGGTCATCGTTCGCGCGTCGAAGGCGCGGATGGATCTGAGCTGGGGCCTCATCCCGCGCATGGTCCCCTCGGATGCGCGGGCGCAGCAATTCCTGCCGAGCCGCCTGACCTCGCTCGACTTGGGCATGGACCTGCAGCCCTACAGCTATATCCCGGCCGACGGCGAGTCTCTAATCATCAACATGGGCGCACGCCCGCTCTGCATCCCGGTCGAACTCGACTCGTACGCCTGCCTCACCGTGTTCTGAGCCATTCGCGTCTCCGCCGTCGCGGCCCGAGCGCCGCGCGCGGAGATGCGATCCCCAATCACCATCACCGAAAAGGTTTTTCCGACATGGCCAACGAAAACGACAAGAACAAGAGTCAAACGCCACCGGTTGCACCGCCACCTCCCGCCGCGCCTCCCGAAGAGGACCCGACGGCGAAGGCCGAGGCGGCTGCCGCGGCGCGGGCGGCAGAGGTCGCCGAGGCGAATCGCCTTCGCGAAGAGGCGGCCAAGGCCGCGGAGAATGGCACCGCGGATTTCAAGGTGGCCCCCGGGCAATCCATCGTCTGCCTGCGCGGCCACGTAGACGAAAACCAGCCGATTTCGGCGAGCGACTTCAAAGACAAGGAAGTCGCACTCGCGGACCTGATTCGGCGCGGCGCCATCGTTAGAGCGCGGTGACCCTGCTCGACCAGGCCGCGCTCGACAACCGCGCGATCATCACCGATCCGGCAGGCTTCGGCGTGCCGGTCACGGTGATCGATCCGGACGGCGTGACGGCGGTCATCATCGGTCTGCAGAATGATGTCTCGCTGAGCATCGATCCGCAGACCGGCATCATGATCTCGGGCCGGCGCGTGTCGGTAACGTTCTCGATTCAAGCGCTCGCGGCGGCCGGTCTCGGTGAACCGCGCGCCGTCGCAGCGGGCTCGCGGTTGCCGTGGCGAGTCTCGTTCACGACGCCAACCGGCAAAGCGCTGACGATGATGGTCGCGGAAGCAAACCCCGACGAGCTCGGCTGCGTCGTGTGTTTACTCGAAACCTACAAGCCCTGACCCAGTGCCCGCGCTCATCACGACGCTGATCGATCGGCCCGATCAGTTCGAGGTCGTCCGCGACCAGATCGCCGCCATTCTGCTGCTCGAGCAGGCGCAGCAACAGGCGCTCGCGACGGCAGCGAGCAAAGATCCTGCGCTCTGGAAACTCCGTATCTTCACGGAGCGCGCCAATCCGTGGGACGAGTGGCCAGACGCGGAAGAGCCGAGCAGTCAGTCTGATATCGACGCCACTCCGATCGTCAATGTGTCGTTCGACAGCGACACGTTCGACAAATCGAAGGGCAACGTCATCTCGCAGCAACGCGCTGACGGTGTGTTCAACGTCGATGTTTACGGACGCGGCGTCAGCGCCAGCGATGGCGGCACCGGGCACGTCCCGGGGGATCAGACTGCGGCACTAGAAGCCGCCCGCGCGCTGCGCCTCGTGCGCTCGATCCTTCTTTCCGCGCAATACGTGAACCTCGGTCTGCGCGGCATCGTGGCCGATCGCTGGGTTGGTTCGCGCACGTCGCTGCAGCCGGCGCGTGGCGATCGTCCCGTTCAACACGTCATGGCGGCGCGCCTCGCGCTGCAAGTCTCGTATCTCGAATTCGCCCCGCAGTGGGACGCAGTCGGAACGCTCGAGCTCGTCTCCACTTCGTTCACACGAGCCGACAACGGCGAAATCTTCATCGCCTCAGATTTTACAATTGGAGCCTGAGAAATATGCCCATTGATGCATCCGCCATCGCCAGCGTAGTCGGCGTCGAGACCCAATTCGTCGCCCTCGGTGGTGGCTCCGCCGCTGTTTTGCCGCCCCGCATTGCGGTGTTCGGTCAGGGGCAAACCGGCGTCACCTACCCGTCTGCGAAGGCGCAATACACCAGCGCGGGCGCGGCGGGCGCGGTCTACGGCTTCAAGTCGGCCATCTACCTGGCGCTTCGCGAGCTGCTGCCCGCTAACGGCGACGGCGTGGGCGTCATCCCGGTCACTGTCTATCCGCTGGTCGACGCGCCGAGTTCGACAGCAGCAGCCGGCGATATCACACCTTCCGGGACTGCCACACTGGCCGCGCAATACCAGGTGCGAGTGGCCGGTATCCTATCGGCGCCATTCGTGATCCCCGCCGGCGCGGTCAACGTCAACAAGACGCTCGCGGCAATGGGGGTGGCGCTGAATTCGATTCTGCAGATGCCGACGGTGCAGACCTACACCTACGGCACGGTCACGGCTTCCGCGCTCGTTGGCACGGGCAACGGCACCATCACTGCGCTGTCCGTGACGGGGACGGTCGCGCCGCCCGGCGCGTACACGCTGACGCTGAATACCGTCGTCGCGAACGGCGGCGTGTGGACGCTGACCGACCCGAACGGCGTCGTCATCTCGACGACGGTCACGATGACGCCCGGCGTGGGCGGCGCGACCGTCATCAACGTGGGCGGCATCCAATTCACGCTCACCGACGGCACCACGGACTTCGGCCTGGGAGCGACGTTCACGATCACCGTCCCCGCGACCAAGATCAACCTCACCGCCGGCTGGAAGGGCACGACCGGCAACCTGATGAAGATCGAGATCATCGGGCCGAATGTCGGTGTCGTGTTTGCCGTGACGGCAATGGCTGGCGGCCTCGTCGACCCGGACCCGACGACAGCGCTCGGGCTCATCGGTGACGTGTGGGAGGTGTTTGGGCTGAATTGCCTGCCGATTGCCACCACGGCCGCTCTCGACGCCTACCAGACCTTCAACGAGGGACGTTGGGGCGTCACAACGCACAAGCCCATGGTGTTTTTCACAGGCACGGTTCACACCACCGTGGCTCTGGCGACTGCGGTGAGCTCGACTCGCCCGACGGACCGCACCAACGCGCTGCTCGCGGCACCTGGTTCGCCGATGCTGCCGCTCGCGGTTGCCGCGCGCATGCTTGCCCGCATCGCCGTGATCGCTGGAAGCGACCCAGCAAGCGACTACTGCGGCCTGAACGCAGAGACCATCGTGCCCGGCGATGACTCCGTTCAATGGGATTGGCCGACGCGCGACCAGGCGCTGAAGGCCGGCTGCTCGACGTCTACTGTGCAGGATGGCGTCGTGAAAATCGGCGACGTGGTCACATTCTATGCGCCGACGGGCGAAAATCCACCGGCGTACCGCAATGTGGTCAGCATCGTGAAGGTGCTGAACATCATCTACAACCTCGGTCTGATCTTCGCGGCTCCAGGCTGGAGGCGTGCGCCGCTGATTCCTGACGGTCAGGCCACGACCAACCCGAACGCACGCCGTCCGTCGTCGGCGAAGGCAGAAGTCGCCGGTCTCGCTGACCAGCTCGCGCTCGCAGCGATCATCAGCGACCCGACGTTCACGAAGAAGAGCATCACGTCTGCCATCGACGGCACGAATCCGAATCGGATCAACGTAGGCGGCACGTTCAAGCTGTCCGGCAACACGAAGATCAAGGCCGTGAATTTGTTCTTCGGCTTCAACTACGGGCAGCCCGCAGTCGCCTAACAAAACACTTTCCGCGCCACTCGGTCTGAACTCCTGAGCGCCTAGCTGCGCAGTCGGGAAGGCCGAGTAGCGCCCGCATTTCCAACGCGAGGACTCTATCCATGGCAGCACTTGGCGGCAGCATTTCTGCAGTATCGGTCGATGGTCGCAATTTCCCCGTGACGGCTGACGCCGATGTCGCGCTGAAGCTAGGCGGAAAGAAGATCGACGTCCAGGCGAACGGCAACGGCACCGCGCGCTATCTCGGCACCGTCGAGCCGTGGTCGCTCAAGGGGATCGATATCGCGATCGACCACAACCAAGACGACCAGGGGTTTCTGCAGCGCAACGCCGACGCGATGACGGCAGTGAACTGCACGATCACGCTCGTCGACGGAACGGTATTTCAAGGCAAGGGCATCGTGGCGGACGACCACGACTACAGCACTGCCAAAGCGACAACCGGCCTCACTCTCTTGGGTGAAGGTCAGCTGAGTAAGCAGTAAAAGCGCTTCCAGGCGCGGATTTAGAGGGAAAAATGGCTGAGTTGAAGGTGGCCACGGAAGTGGCTGAGGCGGAGTTCGATAAGCTCTGCGCGCTCCGGCGCATCGACACGGATCCGGCGGATTGGAACGCCGAAGAGATCGATTCGTTCGCGAAGCTCAAGCGGGCGATCGTGAAAGCGATCCAGGCCGGCACGCTGGTCGTGTTGGACGATGGAAAAGCCGCATACACCCCGCCGGTTGCAGGCGCCACCACGCTGACATTCCGCCGCGCGACGGGCGCAAGCTTCATGTCTACGGACGGCGTCGCCAAGGGCAAGGACATGGCGAAGATGGCGGCAATCATCACCGAGATGACGGGCTGCGCGCCGGGCGACCCGTCGAAGCTCGATGCGCCCGACTTCAACTTCTGCGTGAAGCTGGTGAACCTTTTTTTGGCACAAGGGTAGTCGACCTAATCGTCAGGAACGGCGAGGACAAGCGGCTACCGCGAGACAGAAAGACCGGGCGGGACGGTCACACGCTCGTCCCGGTCTATTCCGAAATGCTGCTGCAGGTGTGTCGCGACTACGCGGGCATTCCTGACCCGCGCACGCTGACACTCGAAGAGATCCGTTTCTTTTACAACGGGCTGCGCGGCGAGCTGAAGAAGTACTCGAAAGCGAAGTAGGCAGTGTCGAACCGCTTCAGTATCCAAGCCATCTTCAGCGGCAAAGACGAAGTTTCGAAGGTCGTAGGCAAGATTGAAGGCAGCGTAAAGACCGGTGCGCGCAGCATGGTCAGCGAGCTCGGTTCCGCCACCGACTCGATGATGGCTGGGCTTGCGAGCTTCGCCGCAAAGGCCGCCGCTGTCGGTGCCGTGGTGGGCACAGCGCTCGCTGCGGGCGTGATGCATGTGGTCACGGCTGGCGCGACCTTCGAGCAGGCGATCACGAACGTCGGTGCCGTCAGCGGCAAGAGCCGCAACCAGATCGCGGACCTCGAGAAGGCCGCGCTGAGCCTCGGCGTATCGACTCAGTTTTCGTCGACAGAAGTCGCTACGGCGATGGAGATGATGGCCCGCAAGGGCTTCACGACGCAGGAGATTTTGCAGGGCATCCCCGGCGTCCTGAATGCTGTCGCTGCGTCAGGTCAGGACATGGCCACCGTCGCTGGCATCGTCGGCAGCTCGATCCGAGGCTTCGGCCTCGAGGCATCGGAAGCCGCCCACGTCGCGAACGTCCTGGCCTTCACATCTTCCAGAACGGGCGCGACGATCACCGATCTAGGTTCCGCGCTCGCCACGGCCGCGCCAACCGCCAAAGCGCTGGGGGTGTCGCTTGAGGATACGACGGCGGCTGTCGGTTTGCTCAAGCGCATGGGCATCGACGCCTCTACCGCCGGCAGTGCGACGGCCACGATGCTGGCCAAGATCACGAAGCCTTCGAAAGAGGCAGCGGCCCAAATGGCCGCAATGGGCATCAAATTCAAAGACGCGAAGGGCAATATGCTGCCCTTCAATCAGGTGCTCGGGCAGTTCGTGAAGGTCGGTACCAAGGCCGGCGGCAACATGGACCGCATGGCATTCTTCGCCGATCTCGTGGGACTCCGTGGCGACAAGGCTGCGCTCGGCTTGGCGGAGATGCAGAAGTCGGGTGACTTCGGCAAGCTCGCCGACGACATTCAGCACGTCGGAGATTTCGCCGGGGACGTGGCCAAGATCAGAATGGACACGACGCTCGGGTCGTGGAAGCTCCTTACCTCGACGATTGAGGTGCTCGAGACGAAGCTGTTCAACCTGAAGAGCGGCGCGCTGCGCGAGGTGATCGACAAGGTAAACGCTTGGGTCGCTGCCAATCAGGACCTGATCGTTTCCGGCGTACAGAACTTCATCCAACAGCTCGTCGCCGACCTCCCCACAATTGTGCTCTGGCTCGAGAGAATCGGGAAAATGGTCGCGGTATTCGTGGCGTTCGCGGCTGCGGTGAAAGTCGTGACCATCGCTATGGCCATCTTCGACGCCGTTTCCGCCGCGAACCCGTGGGTGCTGCTCGCAATGGCCGTCGTCGCACTGATCGCCGTCATCTACGCATTCTGGCCCGAGATTTCAGCTTTCTTCGCGAAGCTTTGGGCCACGATCAAAACCGACGCGGCCGCGGTCGGCGCCTGGTTTTCGAACCTCTGGTCCGGCGTTGTTGCGACGTTCACAAGCATCTTTGGCGCGATCAAATCGATAGTGGTCGGCGTGCTCGATTTCGTAGTTGGGCTCTGGGCCATTGGGTTCATGGCGCTGCTAAAGATCGCTTCAGCGGTCGTCGAATTCTTCCGGCCTGTTTGGGAGCCGATTGCCGAAATATTCTCTGCGGTGTGGGCCATCATCCAGGCCGTAGCCTCCGCTGCATTCGATGAATTAATCGCGGTCTGGACGCCGGTCTCGGCGTTCTTCAGCGCCCGCTGGGCAGAAATCAAGTTCACATTCTCGGCGGTGTGGGATGGGATCGTCGGCATCGCGACGGCGATGTTCGACAAGCTCAAGGCTGTTTGGGCGCCGATCGGCAAATTCTTTTCGGACCTGTGGGATGGGATTGCGTCGACGTTCGAGAGCATCCTCGGCGGCATCATCAGCCGCGTCGAAAAGGTCGTCAGCGCAATCAAGGGCGCTACCGGCAAGATCGAAAACATCGGCGCGGACGTGCTCGGTGGCGACTTCTCTGCGGCGGCTAGCGAAGGTGCTCCGATGGTTAGCCCAAGCGATCGAGCGGCTGACTCGGCAGCATCCAACAGCAGTAGCGCGAGCGCGCAGGTAGTCATTCGAGACGAAACCGGGCGCGCCCAAATCACGCATCAGGCGACTGGCCGCGGATCGAGCATCAGCATGCCAGCCAGCGGTGGCCTCTGATGCCAGCCGGCGGCAGCATCTCCGCTCTGTCGATCGGCGGCCAAGACTTCGCGGTGGCTTCGGACTGCGACGTGAGTCTGAAGATGGGCGGCACAAAGCCGACGACGCATCGAAACGGCGACGGGACTACTCGTGTGACTGGCGCGCGAGAAGACTGGGCGCTGAGTGATATCGATGTCTCGATCGACGCGAGCGAAAACCAACTCGACTTCTTGCAGAGCGTTGCAAACGCGCTCGAGCTCGTGCCCTGCACGATCACGCTGATCGACGGTACAATCTACGGGGGCAGCGGCATCGTCGCGGACGACCGCAGCTTCAGCACGGCGAAATCAGTGATGCGCTTGAGCCTCATGGGCTCGGGCCAGCTCACTAAGCAGCCAGACAATCCGATCCCGGCCTTCCTCCGAGCGTTATTCTGATGGTCGGTATAGGTGCAGCGCAAAGCCTTGCGCAGAGCGTGCTCGGGCTCACCGGTGGACCCCCCAAGACGTGGCGCGATCGACTGAAGCCCGGGGTCTACACGTCGCCAGTCAGCGGAACCAAGGTACCATTCCAGTTCGAGGACCTGTCGCGCGGCTTCGACATCCGCGGTACGGCGTTCGACTTCCCGGGAGTCAACGATTCGTACGTCCAGCAGGGTGGCTATAGCTCGCGAAAATACCCGCTGGCCTGCTACTTCAGCGGCGCGCAATGCGACTTGCAGGCGAGTCAGTTCGAGGCGGCGCTGCTCGAGCCGGGCATCGGCAGGCTTCAGCACCCCATTTACGGGACGCTCCCCGTCGTTCCGTTTGGAGCTGTCGAGCGAAACGACGCGCTCGCCACGGCGTCGAATCAGAGCGTGGTCACGGTCACGTTTTGGACTACCGTCGCGGCAATCTACCCGTCGGCGCAGGCGAACGCGCAGAATGAATTCTCGGCGGCGCTCGATGCGTTCAATGTCTCGGCGTCCGTCCAATTCGGCAGCGGCGCTCCGAACCTTGGTTCGATCGGCGGGGCGCTCGGCGCCATCGCGACAATCAAGAAGTTCCTCAAAAATGTCAAGAGCACGCTCGCAAAGGTCACGGACGCCATTGCGAGCGTCCGCAAGGCCGAGCAGTCCGCCTTCGACGCCATCAACGACAGCATGGACGTCCTGATTGGGGCGCCGCTGCAGCTCGCTCTCCAGATTTCGAACTTGATTCAGGCGCCGGGGAAAGCGCTGCTCGGCATCGAATCTCGGCTCGATGCTTACGCCGCATTGGCAACGAGCATCTTCGGCGACAACGCGGCGAATCCGGGCCGCGCGCTGAGCGCCGGCTCAATCCTGCTCGCCAATCAGACGAAGGTCGCCAACGACTTCCACATTTCCAGCCTGTTCGCGCTGAGCGCGGTCTCTGGCACACTCGTTAGTGCGATGGCGCAGCCCATCAGCTCGGGCAGCCAAGGGCTCTCGGCGGCAGCGAACACGTTCTCGACCCGCACGCAGGTGATTGCGGCGGCGGCGGCGGTGCTCGAGCAGTTGGACCAGCTGATCGCGTGGCGCGACCAGGGCTATGCGGACCTGGGCACGGTCAACACGGCGGCGAACTTCCAGGTTGACACGGGGGAGGCGTACCAGGCGCTTCAGCATGCGGCTGCGCTGACGGTTGGCTACCTGGTCAATGCTTCGTTCTCGCTCATCCCGGAGCGCGCGATCGTGCTCACGCGGTCGCGCACGATCATCGACTTGGCAGCCGAGCTATACGGCAGCGT